AGCCCGCCCCAACGGGAGAAGGCCGGGTGGGCGGGGGGAGCGCGCCCTTACACTTGACAGGTAGAATCTTTTTGAGGAAATGTTACGCGAATAGACCCAAGCCGTTTGACGACCGCCGTTAAATGCTATACACTGACGACAACAACTGAATAGCTTGATAGCTTGCCAACAGCGCTTGAAATAGAGCGCGAGAATTCCGTGAGATAGGCGCCCGGTGGTCCGAAAGGATCGCTGGGCGCCTTTTTTATTTGTCTAAAGGAGACAAATCTTATGAACGAGTTCGAGATCAATCCGTCCCACCTCCCCTTATTGCTCCTATTCCTCACCTGGTTCATCCAGGCCGTGCGCGTGCACGCCAAACGCCGGGGCATCACCCTGACCCGCGAGCAGGTAGCGACATTGGCTATCGTCGTCAGTGCCCTGGTCGGCGTGCCGTACCTCATCTTCGTGGTCGGCGTCACCATTACGCTCCCAGTGTGGAGCGGCGATGTCATGGCTTTCATTGCTGCGCTGCCCGTATTTCTGACCGAACTGGCCGGCGTGATCGCGTTCGCGGTCGTGGTGGTACAGGCGTTCTACCAGGTGGTGAGCAAACATCTGTTCGCCGCCTTCGGCTTCGAGCCCAAGAAATAAGCACTTGCTCATTCCCCCTGGTCGGGATGCCTACACATGTCCCGACCAGGGGGCGTTCTAAAGGATGATGGAAAACTTGATCAATGATGCCTGGAATGACGCTTTACGCCGCCATGCGCTCAAACCCAAAATGAGCCTGCGCGGTTTTTTGGCGTTCGCAGGTCCGTTCCTGCTCATTTGTGCGTGCATGTTGTTTGCAGCCATGATCGAGACAGATCTGCGTCACCCGAAAACCACCAGCAATTGGGTGCGCGTCCAGCCGAAGCGCACCCCGCCCGCCATGATCGGCCCGCGCGATCCAGCGCCTGGCCAGCGGGAGGCATGTGATCCGTGGAACTATGACAGTCCTCCTTGTTGGGAGATCGGTTGATGACAGATAACGCCTGGCGAAATCGTATTGTTGGACACGGTTCAAAACCCGCTGACCAATTCCAGGCCAATCCGGGCAATTTTCGCACGCATCCCAAGCACCAGCAACGAGCAGTCAAAGCCAGCCTCAATACATTGGGCTGGGTGGGTGTGGTGGTTGAGAATATCCGTACCGGTAACCTTGTAGATGGGCATGAACGCGTCTGGCAGGCGTTGCAGGCCGACAACGCGGAAGTACCCTACATCCAGGTTGACCTATCGCCAGAGGAAGAAGCGCAGGCGCTGTTGTCTCTTGACCCGATGGCTGCACTGGCTGGCACTGATAGCGCGGCAATGGATGCTCTGCTGCGGCAGATACAGACGGATAACGCGGACTTGTCTGAGTTTTTAGTGGGACTGGCGGAGGATAATGGACTTATTTATGGTGAACAGATCGATCCACAGGACGACCCCGGCGCACAAATAGACCGCGCCGAGGAATTGCGCGAGAAATGGCAAGTGCAAACGGGCCAGCTATGGCAGCTCGGCAGTCATCGGATTATCTGCGGCGACTGCACGGATGCGGCGGTGTTTGAGCGACTGATGGGGGAAGACAATGCCGAGATGGTATGGACTGACCCTCCCTACGGCGTGGCAGTGGAAGACAAGAACAAATTCCTCAACTCTATTGCTCCGAGCAATAGAGTTGAGGAAAACTTAGAGAACGACACTCTTGACGAGGCCGGGCTGGAGTCCATGCTGGCGTTATCGTTTGACAACACAATAAGGCATTGCGCCGCCGGGGCCGGGTGGTATGTAGCGGCCCCGCCGGGGCCGCTACATGTGCTATTTGGCCTGGCGCTAAAAGAGCGCGGGATTTGGCGGCAGACCATCCAGTGGGTAAAAAACAACTCCACGTTCTCGCCTATGGGGGTTTGCTATCACTGGCAGGCCGAGCCTATAGTCTTTGGGTGGCTACCTGGTGGAGGACATCGTTGGCATGGTGGCAGAAAGCAGACCACCGTGTGGAATATAGATAGGCCGATGAAGTCACCGGAGCATCCAACAATGAAGCCCGTTGAGTTGGTCGAGCGTGCTTTAGAGAACTCGTCTTTGCTTGGCGAAATAGCCCTTGACCCCTTTTTGGGGAGCGGCACTACACTTGTGGCAGCCGAAAGGCTGGGCCGTGTTTGCAGGGGCATTGAGATAAGCCCAGCATACATCGCCGTAACCCTAGAACGCTGGTCTGAAATGTCCGGACAGCAGCCGGAAAGATTATGAAGCAAGATATAATACAATATATCTTGCACAATTTGAACGCTATAAAAAAGAAATGGCAAAACTAACCAAGAAACACCTGTCTGAGCAGATCATAAAATACTCGGGTAATCTGACGGCGGTTGCTAAAGCCTTCGGCAAGTCACGCACCACGATCTATACCTATGTGGAGAAGCATGAATTGCAGCCTGTGCTGGATGAGGCGCGTGACACTATGCTCGATAACGTGGAGAGCACGCTCTACAAACAGGCGTTGGAAGGCAATACGACCGCGATGATTTTTTATCTCAAAACGCAGGGCAAAAGTCGCGGCTATGTGGAAAGCAATCATGTTGACCTGACCAGCGGGGGGCAGAAGATCAAAGGCTACATCGGGTTTGACCCGGAGGAGTGGGATGCTGACAGCGACGCGGAATGACATCATTGCGCCGTTCCGTCCGCTCACCTGGCAGCGCGATCCATTGATGGACAAGTCGCCTATTGTGCTGGTCACCGGCAGCGCTGGGGGTGGCAAATCGCGCTTGATGGCGGAGAAGCTGCACGCCTACTGCAAGCATTACGATGGCGCGATGGCGCTGATGCTGCGCAAGACCCGCAACAGCATGACCAACTCTACGGTGTTGTTCGTTGAACGAACCATCGTTGGCCCTGACCCGTCCGTGATCCATTTCCCCAGTAAGAATCGTTTCGAGTACGCCAACGGCAGTATATTGGCCTACGGCGGCATGGCGAATGAGGACCAGAAGCAACAGGTGCGTTCCATCGGCCATGACGGCAGCCTGGATATTGTCTGGATGGAGGAGGCCAATGCGTTCACGGAGGCCGACTTTGAGGAGTTGACCGCCCGTATGCGCGGCAAGGCGGCGGATTGGCGGCAGGTGGGCTTGTCCACCAACCCGGATAGCGCCCGCCATTGGATCAATCAACGCCTCATTAAGGGCAAAGAGGCTCGCGCCTATTACAGCGAAGCGGCTGATAACACGTATAACCCGGCGGATTACCAGGAGAGCCTGAATCGCTTGACCGGCATTATGCGTGACCGTCTGCGAGATGGCCTGTGGGTTCAGGCGCAGGGCGCGGTATACGATATGTTCGATTATCGGGTGCATGTTGTTGATCGTGAGCCTGGCGAGTGTAAACGTTTTTACCTGGCAATGGATGAGGGCTACACCAATCCTGCTGTTATCCTGCTGGTCGGTGAAGACGCGGATGGCAGGCTGCATATCTTTGAGGAGTTTTACAAGTCCGGCGTTTTGCAAAAAAAGGTGGTCGAACGCGCCGGACAATATATCGCGCCCTACAAAGAAGTTAAAACGTTTGATGGCGCTATTGTTGATGCCGCCGCCGCCGGTCTGGTGGCTGATCTGCAGGATGCCGGTATCTACGCTATCGGCCACAAGGGGCGCGTGTTTGATGGGATCACCAAGATGCAGGCGCGCTTGCGTGTCCAGGAGGATGGCAAGCCGCGCCTGACCGTGGCCCCGGCTTGCACGAACACAATCGGGGAATTCGAGGCGTACCAATGGAAACCGGAGAAAGACGAGCCGGTCAAAGAGAACGACCACGCGATGGATGCTGCCCGTTATCTGGTGGACTACATTGACGAAGGTCACAATTCAGGGATCTGGCTATGAAACTATTACAACGATTGCGATTAGCATACGAAGTGGCGCGCGGGAACACAAAAGCGGTCGCCAACCTGACCTCGACCTACAAGGAGGGGCAGGCGCAATATCCTGAGATCAGCTTCGAGAACAATGTTAGACACGGCTGGCGTAAGAATGAGCTGATCTTCGCCTGCATCAACAAGACTGCCAATACCGCTTCTCAGGTGCAGTTGATGGTGCATGATAAAGAAGAAAATCGGATCGACGGCCATCCGCTGATCGACCTGGTGCGCAAACCCAACCCGGACATGGACGAGTTTGACTTCTGGGCTTCGGTCGTTTTGTACCAGAAACTCGGAGGCCGCGCGGCTTACGAGATCGAATACACCCGGGGTGGACAGCCTATCCATTTGTGGCCGTTGCAGCCCGACCGGCTATCGCCCATCATTGTAGGCGGACATACCGTTGCCTATGAATATAAAAAGGCCAATGGGCTGCCAGCTACGCTGGCGGCGGAAGACGTGCTTGACTTCAAGCTCTATGACCCGCTCAATCGTTTTCACAGTTGGGCGCCGGTATCCGTCGCCGCGCGGGTCGGCGATGTGGATAACAGCATGACCGATTTCCTGAAAGTGTTCATGGAAAAGGGCGGCGTTCCAGCCGGTCTGATCAAGACCACCCAGAAGTTCAAGGATGAAGAAGAACCGGAACGCCTCCGCCGGGCCTGGGAGAAACGCTACGGTGGCTACCAGAATTGGACCTCCCCAGCCATCCTGGATCAAGACGCTGAGTATCAGAAGACCGGTCTCAGCTTCGTAGAGATGGGCTTTGACACGCTAGACGCGCGTTCCGAGGCGCGTATTTGCGCGGTGCTGGACGTGCCCCCGATCATCATAGGGGCAAAGGTCGGATTGGACAGGGCTACTTACAGCAACTACGGACAGGCTCGTAAAGCCTGGTGGGAGGACACGCTCATCCCCCTGTACAAGAACTTTGGGGATACGCTGAACAATCAATTACTGCCGAAGTACGTCCCCACCACTGGCGAACGGGCCGCCTGGGATTTTGAAAATGTTCCCGCCCTGCGTGAGGAAACGATGGCGATCCACACCCGCGCGCTGGAAAGCCTGAAAAGCGGCGGTATCACGCTAAACGAGTACCGCATCCTGATCGGAGAAGATGATCTCGGCGCGGCTGGCGATATTTTCTATCAGCCGATGGGCATGACTCCAGTACCGAAAAAGACGCCTGTCCGAACTACGGCAAAAACCTTCGAGGGCAAGGCTACGGTCGCACGCAACGCGCCGGACGATGACGAGCGTCGCGCGTTAGAGGACCAGTTGGAAAACACGGCAGCTGGGTTTTTGACCCAGCAACTGAAAGACATCGTCAAACTGGCCCAGCAGATCCCGGTAACGAGCTGATGTTCGAGAATCTCTTTTCTCCTGAATGGTGGGCGGCGCAAAAGAACATCCTGGCGGGGTTGATCCATCCGGTCATCCTGCGCGCCTATCACGCGGGATTGATCAATGGCAATGACCTGCTGCTAGCGCTGTTCGACATCGTCGTTGATCTGGACATCAGCAATGACCTGGTCGCGGCGGCGGCCAAACAATACAGTTTTACGGTCGCGGGACAGATCCACGAAACCACGCAAAATTATTTACAGGAGACCGTGTCCAGTTGGATTGCTTCGGGTGAACCGCTGGCCGATCTTGAGAGAAGCCTGGTGCAATCCGGCTACTTTTCCGCTGACCGCGCCAACCGAATTGCCGTCACCAGCATTACCGAGGTGTTTGCCGATGCGAACATCGCCGCCTGGAAGCAAAGCGGCATGGTTTCGGGCAAGCGCTGGAACACGGCCCAGGACGACCTGGTCTGTCCGATCTGCGAACCGCTGGCGGGTATGGTCGTCGCACTGGACGCCAATGGGTTCACGACCGAAGGTGATTTCGGCCTTTGGGCGCCGCCCGCCCATGTGCGCTGCCGCTGCTGGCTCCAGCCGGTAGTGGAAGAAACTGCTGAATAAGGAATGTTACTCAACCACAGGGAAAACCTATGAGCCTCGATTTTGACGTTATCGGCGATAAAAGGGTGCGCGCTAAACTGAACGCCATTGCGGGCGGGATGGTCGGCGCGTTGACCAAAGGGATGCAGAAGGCGGTGCTGTATGTGCAATCCCGCATCCCGCCCTATCCGCCCGCGTCGGAGACGTCGCGCTACAAACGCACAGGTACACTGGGCAGGGTGGTTACCAGCATGCAGGGCGCGCATCCCAACAGTTTGAGCCGGGTGGAGATCGAGCCACTGGGCAAGGTAGTTGGTGTGATCGGCGGCAACCTGGAGTATTTGGCCTACGTTGTAGGCAATGAGGAAGGCCAGCAAGCCAAACAACATGCAGGCCGTTGGTACACCCTGTTGAGCGTCGTCACCGGCGCGCGGGATGGGATCATGCGCGTGTATCGGAACACGATCAATGAGTTGGTGAGAAAGAGCTGACCAATGTCAAGTAACCCGCCACTTCATCCTGACCGCGCTTCCGTGATCCGCGCAAAGAATCTCAACGACCAGAATCTATTGATCCTGCGCCAGGGATTGTTAGCGCAGGTGGACGCGATTGAGCGGATATTAGAAATGCCAACCACCGCCGACATGCGCCACTGGGCAAAAGAACGCGGTTTTTACGAGGGGCTTGCGCAGGATCAATAAATGCTATACAATTTTGCATGTAGATAAGAGAACCTTATCTAACAACTAAATAGCCGGTTATTCACCCGAACGCCGATTTTGTAAGCAGCCCCCAAGCTGTTTGTAAAATCGGCGTTTTTGTTTCTAAGGCTTGGACATGAACATCGAATACAAAGCATTACCCACATTCACCAAATCAATTGAAGGCCGCACCGTCACGGGGATCGCCGCCGTTTTTGGGAATATCGACAGTTACCACGACATCCTGCATCCCGGCGCGTTCAAGAAGACGATCAAGGAAGGCGGTAAGCGGGTGCGCCATTTGTGGCAGCACGACACCCAGAACCCCCCTATCGCGGCGGTCAAGGAGCTGCGCGAGGTCGGGGTGGACGAACTTCCCAAAGAGGTCGTGAAAGAGTTCCCCGACGCGAAGGGTGGCTTGCTCGTGGTGCGCGATTATCTCGAAACGCCGCGCGGCCAGGAAGTGCTGGAGGGCATTCGCACCAACGCGATCAATGAAATGTCCTTTGGCTTCAATACTGTAAAGGTCGATTTTGACGAAGTCGAGCAGGGTGATGTAAAGCTGCAAGTGCGCAACCTGCGCGAAGTCCGCTTGTGGGACACCTCGGACGTCAACTGGGGCGCGAACCCGGCTACCTCAGCCGCCAAGAGCGCCCTGGATTTCAAACTTTCCCAATTGTCTAGCCTGGCTGGCGAGATCCTTGAGGATTTCTCCGGCGTTGAAAGCGTGTATGACCATCTGCTCACAAAGCTGGGGCGGGTGGATAAAGAAGCATTGTCAGTAGAGCTAGCAGATCTTTTAGACATACTGCGAGCCGAGCCGCCCTTACCGGCACTCACTCCGTTTCTAAAGCTGAGACTCGAACGACAGCGAATCGAACATGGAGAAAACTTATGAGCGACCACATCAAGGATCTGCAAAAGCAGATGGCGGACAACGTCAAAGCTGCGGATGCGATCTACAAAGCGTTTGAAGGCAAGGAAGCTGAAATGCCCCAGGAGGAAGCGGACAAGATCGCCGCGTTCCTCGGCCAGAACGATGAATTAAAAACGCGGCTGAGCATGGCCTCGCGCCTGCGCGCTGACCGCGACCTGTTGAACGAACCCGCAGGCGCGCAGACCATCGACCTGACCGATTGGCGTAAAGCCGCGCCCGGTGAAGGCGATGTGCCGGTTGACGGCCATGCCTGGCGTGAGATCGAGATAAAGACCAATGGCGGCGATCTGCGCACGTTTCGTTACAACGTGCCTGCCGCCGTCGAAGCCAAAGGCTACGGCAACGCCTACGAAAGTTACCTGCGTAAGGGCATCCACGAAATGGGTCCGACCGACCGCAAGACACTCTCGGAAGGCGTGGACAGCGCAGGCGGGTTCTTGGTCCCGCCCGATTACCAGGCCGATCTGATCAAAAAGATCGCCACGATCGCGGTTGTGCGCCAGAACGCAATGGTTGCGCAAACCTCGCGTGACGTGGCCCAGTGGCCGAAAGTGCAGTACACGGCGGACGACGAATACACCTCGGGCGTGCGCCTGACCTGGTCGGGCGCGGAAAATCCCGCTTCCACCAGCCACCGGGTGACCGATCCGGTCTTTGGCATGTACAACATTCCGGTTCATACCGCGATGGCCTCCATGCCCCTGTCCCTGAACCTGCTGGAAGACAGCGCCTTCGACGTTCTGGGCATCGCCAGCGAACTGCTGGGTGAAGCCTTTGGACTGGGTGAAGACGATGCTTTCTGGAACGGGTCCGGGGCCGCGCGTCCGCGCGGCATCATTACCGCCGCGGAAGGCTCGTCCGGCAACGCCGACTTCATCGAACGCGGCGCTACCGGCGTGACCGCCGACAGCATTGCTGGTGACGAACTGATCGACCTGGTCTTCGCGTTGCCTGCTCAATATGAGCGCAACGCGAAGCTGTACATGAACAAGGCCACCGAGAAGGCGGTCCGCAAGCTGACCTCCACCGACGGCAATTACCTCTGGCCGGTCTGGCCGCAAGTCGGCAATTTGGGCGTTTCCCCGCGCGAGATCCTGGGATTTCCAGTCGTGCGCGATGAGTTCCTGCCCGATATTGCTTCTTCGGCGGACACGTTCCCGATCATCTTTGCCGATCTGATGGGCTATCTGGTGCTTGACCGTGTCGGACTGTCTATTCAGCGCGTCTCCGAACCTTACGTCGAGCAGAACTACATGGTTCTGCTGGGCCGTAAGCGGGTCGGCGGCCAAGTGATCCAGCCATGGCGGATGCGCTCCTACTTCACGGACGCCTCTACCTAATCCAACTACTACATAAGCTGGCGGGGCGATGCCCTGTTTTACCGGGACGCCCCGCCAGCCTGGAGAACAGTCATGCGAGAATTGAAAGTTTTAGACCTGTACAACGCGGAAAGCTCGTCCACCGTCGAAGTCTACGGGGACCCCGTCGATCTGGCGGAATACATCCACGTCGGCGGGCGGGAAATAAAAGCTGTTTTGCGCGTTCACGGTTCCACCGACTCGACCACCGACAGCACGGTGGCCGCCAAATTGCAGGAAAGCGCGACGACCAGTTCGTCCGACTTTTCTGACATCACCGGCGCTGCTTTCACCGGCGGCGGGTACGTCGACGCCGTGATCTCGGAAGAGCTTCATTTCCAGGCCACTCAACGTTATGTGCGGCTGGCCGCAACCCCGGCGGGCACTGCCGCCACTATCAAGGCCGGCATCGTGGCCGGGCTCGTAGCAGTTTCGCGGGGCACTACTTAAGCGAATGAGTAAAAAGACGGTCGCCATCGTTGGTTCGCACCCCGTCACGCGCGGTAAAGCGCCGTGGACCAAGAAGTACGTGGACATCTGGGTTTTTAATGAAGCGGGTTCCAATGAGTGGGTAAAGCGCGTGGATGCTGTGTTCCAGATCCACCTGCCGCCCATCTGGAAGAACCCCAACAACAAAAACGATCCGGGTCATTATGAATGGTTGAAGCAGCAGCATCCCTTCCCTGTTTATATGCAGGATGAATACCCTGATGTCCCTTCCAGCGTGAAATACCCCCTGGAAGACGTGATCCAGCAACTGCTGCCAAACCTGCGGCGGCGGGGCGCGAAACGAAAAGAAGAGATCGTCAAATACTTCAGCAGTTCGCCAGCATACGCCATAGCCCTGGCTCTTTGCCAGGGCTATGAGCGTATCGAACTCTACGGCGTTGAAATGGCGACCGTGACCGAATACCA